TCTTGGTTACTGTTGCCATGTTAACAGTGTCAGTAATCCTTACAATATGGATTGGAGGTCAAACACTCCAGTCTGTATTGGAATTTCTTGATAATTTATTAAGGGTGAAATAATCCCTTAATAATTGTCGTTAAAATAAAGACCCCCTAATGGGGGTCATTTTATTTTTTGCCTGGTAAAGTTAATTCTTCACCTTTGTCTAATTGTATTTGCCAATTCAGAAAAGTTCTAGCTTTCTCTAAATCTTCTATCCCGTTTTTTCTATCAGCTCTCATTAAATAAGTAAAATAAGATCCTTTAATCCAACCTCTGAATTCTTCAGGTGTTAATAATCCTTTTACTAAATCTATAGCCTGAACATCATGACCATCCACATTAAACATATAGTGTTTAGGCTTATTTACCATATCATTATCTGGAATTTCTTTTACTTCTTCTTTTTTATTTTGAGAAAATTCTTTTTCTTTTTGATGTAGCCGATAAACAACTTCTAAAGGCCAAACTATAACACGACCTCTACCAAATCTATTTAAAGAATGTCTATCCTTTATACAACGAAATAAAATTCCTTTTACAGATTCACCTTGGTAAATCTCATAGAATTGTTTTCTTAATCTCAACTCTAACTTTTCGTATTTGACTAAACTATCCTTTTCTCCGTCTGTACATCTGTCGATAATTTTTTCTAAAGAATTATCGCTTTTTTGAGCTAAATTTAAAGCTGTTTCATTTAATGTAATAGATAAAGGATCACTTATAATTAAATTACCAAAAATATCTTTATATACGTCTGATTTACACATAGCGATCAGTGCATTAGTTACTTTTTGTAATTCACTATTATCGTTCACATCATCATATTCACCAATAGTAACGTGTTCTATTTCATCCTTCTTATTATTCTCTTCCTGATAGGTTTGTAAAGCTTCATTATTAGATATTTTATCGTATAATCTCCAAGATATAGATCCACCTATTTTATTATCTAATTCCAGTAACTCCTCTTGCGACTTATTTGCTATTGTCAGATGGTCTTTTACTTCTACATTACATTGAGAACATTCATAATCAATGTCCTCTATTTCTTTAGATATTAATTTAAGAGTCCCTTCTCTTTTTTTTCTAAGACGACTATTTTCTTGACCTTCTAGGAATATTAAAGTTTGAACGGACAAAAGATCTTCATAGGATAACTGATTCATTTTCTTTATTATTTCAGGCATATCAATTTTAATACCATTTAATGCTCTATTAAAAGATCTATTTGTGTTTTCTAATATAATAGAAACTTGATCATTCGATAATCTTTGATCCATTATAAATTTTTGTATTTCTGTTATTTTATCCATTCATTTTCACATCCTTTTCCATTTTCTTTATCATACAAAATAAATTACATGGTATTTGTGATATCAGAGTCTTTATATACATTTTAAAAGTGATTACATCGATAGAATGTTTCTCGATTAAATCCTCTAATTGAAATAAAGACTCTAATTTTGGTGGGTTTTTGAATATTAGTGATAGAACCTCATGTTGAAAAGTATCTAATGTAATTAGTCTATATTTTTGTTCTTCTTTTAAAAGTTCTTTAAGATATTTATATCTTTCATCGTCTACATCATACTCTTTTTGTATAGCGTCTTCTAATTCTGCATCGGTTAGTTTACCTATAGTATCCCATACTACATTTGAATTACTCTCAATGTTATAAGGTAACGCATATATTCTACCTTTAGGTATTATTGTTTCTAGCGTGTTAAGTTCTTCCATTTTTCTATTCCTCCTATTATTTATTTATCTAATAGGTAGTTTAATGGAATATTGGAAGATATAAATAAATCTCCTTGATGGATTAATGATTTATATCTATAATTTATATCTGACAGATCTGTTTCATTATTTAAATGCTTATTTTCAAATTTCATTATTTTTACAGATTCTATATGTTTAGTAATTAATTCTTGAAGATCTACTCTCTCTGGAGCAAATATTCTTCTAGGAATGTCTGATAAAGATGTAAATTTAATATTATCTGTTATAATAAAATTATTATCAACTTTAGTAACAAATTCAGGAAATTCTGTATGTAATTTATAGTATAATTCTTCACCATATTTATTCATAGCTGCTGTATTTAGATTTTCACTACTAAAATACTTAGTAGTCATTTGATTAAATCTATAATATTCAGTATCGTATAATCCTTTATCATTAATATTAAAAGTATCATCTCTTTCTAATCTTAAAGTTGTTTCTCCTCTTGTATCGTAATACATATCCATAAAATTTGTATCATTAAATAATCTGTATCTATAAGATTTATATTTATATACTTTTAACATCCAATCTTCTAATTCACCTTCATATTCTACTTTAACATCAATATAATCACCTGTATGTTCTTTATTTACTGTAATAGGTCTTATAAATTCTATTAAATTAGGTGCTAATATAATATAATCATAATTCTCTATTAACATATAAGAGTCAATATATAGATTGTATCTATAATCGATATAATCGACGTATAAGAGATTTTTATAAATACATGACCAATTATCTGTCTTTTTATTTAAATCGCTTGTATCGAGGTTCTGTGCCTTTACGGAGTACGTTCTAGAATATATCTTAGTATCTGGTAATCTGTTTCCTATAACAGATATTAAATGTCTTTTATGTTTTCTTTTAGGCCACATACATAACAATCCACTAGGATGTAATGTATTTAATTCATAGTCCGATTCTTTTAATAAAAATCCATTGTCATAGACTTTTTTATTTTTAATAGTAAATAGATCATCACTTATTGGTAATGTACCATTAAAATCAGTATCTATATTATTATAATTAATTCTTTTATAATCATGACTCTTTAATACAACATGACCTTTTAATTTTTTTAAATCTTTAAAATCAATATTATACTGATCTAATATATTAGATACATTTATATAGATATCAGTAAATGGAGAATGTTTATCTACAATATATGTAGACATATATAATACACCAAATATATAAATTTCAAATGGATTATCATAATAATTTATAAAAGACAATTTTAATAAAATATCTTCTTTCTTTCTTTTATCTGGATCATACTCAAATTCAGAATATTTCGTTTGATCTACTAATTTACAATCAGCAAATGAGAAATTTATTTTTGTTCTGTGTCTAGTTTTGTACATATCCATAAATAAATCATAAGAGAATCCCATTACTTCGTCCACTATATTAGGAGACAAAAGTTCATCATATCTATGTATATATTTAAATACATTTATCTCTTCTTCTTGAGGTAACATTTTAGGATGACTTAATAAGTACCTTTTAATATCATTATTTTTAAAGAATTTTCTATATAATCCTTCTAAATAATAATTATCTACATTACGTAAAAAGAAATCATAATCTAAAGGAGTAAATTCATCAGGATCAACACCATCATAAAATAAAAACACCTTTACTTTACTACCTGATTTTACAGATATAAATAATGGATCGAAAGTAACATCTTCTGATGAAGTAATCAAACCATGGTCATCCATTAATAAGTATGATTTTATTTTATTTTCATATAACCATTCTAAAGGATTATTAGTATATCTTTCTAATACACCAAATAAATTTTCTCCACCTCTAATAGAAATATATTTTGAGTATATAGATAATTTTTTCCCAGTAGAAGCATTTGGTTTATATACAAAATTATTGTCATAAGGTAAATCTAAATGATTTCCTTTAATATGATCTGTTATTGCACCATTTAATTCTGATATAGCTGCTGGTATATTTGTTCTTATAACGATTAATGATGTTATTGTTATATCCTCTTTACAACATATATAAATGTAACCTTGAAAGTGAATAAATTTAATATCATTTTCGTTATATGTTTTAGCATGTTGACCATTTAAATAAAAATTCCATTTATTACTATCAAACCACGATTTACTAATTTTAGTAGTATAAATAAATGGGTATTCATATACAGTCTCTGTAGTATAAGCATTAACTTGATTATAAGTTATTACATTATTATCTTCTAAAAATTTCTTAACAGGTTTTAATTTTACATCTTCAGCATTCCATTTATCTAAATCATTAACATATTCTTTTAATACAATAGCATAGCTATTAATATTGTCATTTAAGAACATAAATGGTTGTAATAATTGATTTAATCTATTTTTATACATCGTTACCTCCACAACGCATATTCGATATTAGGATTACCTGCGTTAGTAAATATTCTTCCATTAGGTCCTGCACCGATAGGATGTGTGTTAGTAAAAATAGTAGTAGTAGGATTCATACCTAATGTTTGAGAACCTGTGGTTCCACATTGAGGCCAACCATAACCAAAATCAGGTGTACATTTATAATACATTTCACTTACAGGGTTACCACCAATATTTACTTCTGGTACACGACCCCCATTGTAAACCCATTTCCATTCTAAATCCCATTGTACCATAAAGTTAGCACTTCTTCTTTCAGGTATTTTTTCTGAGTAACTAGAATGTGTTGCGTATGGTCTAAAATGTCCTTCAATAAAGATTCTATCGAATTTTTCATCTCCTATTACTGAATATTTATCACTTTCACTAATTATGTTATATTTATTATTAATATTATTATCAAACACATAAGAAGCCGTTTTACTAACAGCTATCCCACTTGATTCTCCCGCGTCTAATCTATCTAATCTTAACCAATCTTTATTTTTTATACTAACGGTATCCCGTTTATCATTAACTACAGGGACTATCTCGGGTTCTCTACTTATTGGAACCATTTTTGAAATAGCTCTTCTTAGTTCACTATCATCATAAAGTGGTTGCTTACCAGAATATATGGAACGAGATGAATCTTTTCTTACTTTGTTTATATATAATTGTAGCTCATTTAATATGTTATTATTCTCATAAGCTGTTACACCATTATTTGTAGTTATAACAGGGTTATCTAAAGACATTACTTTTTCCCAATCTGTCCATGTATTGTTTCTTCTATATCTAATAAATTCTATAGAAAGACATTTAAAACGTTGTATACAAAAATTAGTAGTGGCAGTAACTTCTAATTGTCCACTAGATTCTTCTAAAGCGTACTGATTCATTAATGTACTATTTATTTCTATATCATATATTCCACTATCTTCTATTTTAAATAAAAGATCAATATTTAAATTCTTTTTATCTGTTAGATTACTATTTTTTTTATTATTCATCTATCTCCACCAAATCCTTCTTATACTAGGAAAATGATCAAATGCACCATAAGGTCCTGGACCGGCATCTCCCTCGTATTTAGTTTCAGTTCTATATGATCTCTGATTTATAACATGATCCGCTCCAATATGTCGGACATGTACTGTAGCATCGGCATGATGATAACAGAATCCTGTATCTTGCACTACTACATTATTTATACCTTTAATGAAATGCATTGGTTCAAATTCACAGTATCTGAGATCTCTCCAATATACATTTGCTCTATTTTTATGTATTCTTCCACCTACATCTGTATACATTTGTACTAATACTTCTCTTGCATGAGCAGGGTATGCCACATCTTTGAATCCATCTCTACCATTGTAGAATAATTTCCATCTGACATCTGCTCTAATAACAATTTCTCTATTTTTATCAGCCGAAATATCTCCAAATGTTGAAAGAATAGGTCTATTTCTAGATTTTAATATTAATACTCTTCCAGCTTTCATGACAGCTTCAGATTCAACTGGGTTACCATATAAAGTCTTTTTACCACTGGCATATGCCATCATAATATCTCCTGAAACCCATGAAGATCTAGATACTATTAATCCTGCTCTTGATCCTTTATGAAAACCATCATTTTTTTCATTAACATTAGCACTTCCTGCTATAACGTTATTTCCAGCTATCCATATACCTTTTGTAGTCTCAAACACCATACCTGATTGTCTAGATAATACTGGATTCTGACTAGTTGTATATAAATTAGCTCTTTCTTTCGTAATTTTATCCTCTATTAATGTCCATAATTCAGAATCATCAAAAGGTATTATATATCTTTCTATGATATCTTGTATATCTTTATCTGTAATTAAATAAAGTACATCCGATTTATAATTAGAAATAGACTTCTGTCTCCCGTCTATTTTTTGGATCCATGCCACAGGAGTTCTATTTCCATTATCTCTTAATATAAGACCACTTACATAAGTTGCCTTTGTTGTTATATATGTTAACTGTACTAATTTTTCTTTTCTTGATACTATTAAAAAACCTATGTCGCTAGTTGGATACCCCATTACTTTACTAGGTGTTAAGCAACGAAATCCTACATTAGTATTAAAGGTATCATCTAAGTAACTATTTAAATCCCTAAGATTAATATTACCAGGAAGATTTTTAATAGTACCGAATAATTTATTCATATTTATCACCTCGTATAAGAATGAAATTGCATACCATGTTGAGTACTAACCCCAACACGATGTCTATCGAATCTAATTTCAGTATGTGCATCTATCACAGCTTCTGGCATTCCCCGACCATTCCAATACATCGAAGCTGCTAACGGACAAGATGGGTAAATATCGACATTTTCTCTTGTACATAAAGGCCACATAAAGGAACCTATTCCTCCCCATCCATAATTCGTTGCTGCACTATGCATTACTAAAATTTCTTCCGCATCATCAAGTATCCATCCATCCCAGTTCCAATCACCTGGATTAACAGGCCATCTACCGTCCATTCCGTTAAATTGTAAACGTCCTAAATGTTGAATTTCCATATCATAATTATTAGCATCATTCCAAAATATATTTGTTGGATATACTCCTCTTGCTCCTCTTTGACCTGCATTTTCAAATCTAACTCTAGAATAACCATTATGTCCTACACCTAAATGCATACCATCATAAGCTCTAAATAATTGTAAATAAAACCCAGATGGTGATCTTCCATGTATAAAGGAACCAGTACCATCTCTTCTACCTAATGTATCCATTATTAGAGGTCCGTTTGAAGCACTTATGATATTTCCTCCGGGATCATTTGTATTATTACCAGGTCCACCTTTAAATATTAATGTTCCTCTAGGTTCACTATTAATATATCTTAATTTAGTATTGAATTCATCTTCATCAATTCTTTTTGTTATTTCTTCTTTTATTCTGGTGTCATCATATGGAGGAGCATAATGTTTAAATGCTTTTTCTAAATGAAGTCTAGCTTTAGATATTATGACATCTTCAGCTATTAATAAATATTCAGAAGTATTAGTATAAACATAAGTCCATTCAGACCAACCATCTGAATCTAGAAATCTTTGAAATGTGACATTATCGTTCAATCTGTAGAATGTTTGTTGACCTATTATTCTTCGATAATATATTTCAGTATCATTATCA